ATCTGAGGGCGTTACCGTGGATTACGTAGATCCAGCTAGTCTAGTTTACTCTTATACAGAATCACCTTATTTTGAGGATATATACTATGTTGGCGAGGTAAAGTCTATACCCGTAAATGAGTTGGCTAAACAATTTCCTCATTTATCAGAAGAAGATCTTGAAGATATAGTAAAAAATAAATCTAGTAATAGATCTAATCCAAATTCTAGGTATTCTACAAACACAGAAGACAACAACACTATACAGGTTGTATACTTCAACTACAAAACCTACATGAATGAGGTTTACAAGGTTAAAGAAACCGCTACGGGAGGAGATAAAATTATACCAAGAGATGACCAATATAATCCACCAGAAGAAAAAGAAGGTGGGTATGGTAGAATGCTGAGGTCTATAGAGTGTCTATATGAAGGCGCTATGATACTTGGTACTGATAAGTTGCTTAAGTGGGAGATGGCTAAAAACATGATGAGACCTAAAAGTGATTATACTAAGGTTAAAATGAATTATGCTATTGTTGCCCCAAGAATGTATAATGGTCGTATTGACTCCCTAGTAAAAAGAATAACTGGTTTTGCTGACATGATTCAGCTTACCCACCTAAAGCTACAGCAAATATTATCTAGAATGGTTCCAGATGGAGTTTATCTTGACGCTGATGGTTTGGCTGAAATAGATCTAGGGAATGGAACAAACTATAATCCACAGGAAGCTTTAAATATGTTCTTTCAAACAGGATCTGTTATTGGGAGAAGCTTTACGAGTGACGGTGATATGAACCCAGGTAAAGTGCCTATTCAAGAAATTACATCTGGATCTGGAGGTAATAAAATGCAAGCCTTAATTGGCACGTATAACTATTATCTTCAAATGATAAGAGACGTAACTGGCCTTAACGAGGCTAGAGATGGAAGTACTCCCGATAAAAATGCTTTAGTTGGTGTTCAGAAAATGGCTGCTGCTAATTCTAATACAGCTACCAGGCATATATTGCAGTCTGGTTTATTCTTAACTTCAGAAGTTTGTGAGTGTTTATCGCTTAGGGTGTCTGATATTATAGAGTACTCCCCAACTAAAGATGCTTTTATACAAGCTATTGGTGTTCACAACGCGGCTGTATTAGAGGAATTAAAAGAGTTACATCTATATGACTTTGGTATTTTCATAGATCTTCAGCCGGACGAAGAAGAGAGAATGATGTTGGAAAACAACATTCAAATGGCTTTACAACAACAAGTCATTGAACTTGCTGACGCTATTGATGTTAGAGATATAAAAAATATAAAACTAGCTAATCAACTTTTAAAACTACGTAGAAAGAAAAAGCTAGATAGAGACCAAGCAATGCAAGAGAAGAACATGCTGATGCAAAGTCAAATGAATCAACAAGCAGCTCAAGCCGCAGCTCAAAGTGAGGTTCAGAAGAACCAAGCTCTGACAGCAAGTCAAGGCGAATTAGAGCAATTAAAGAGCCAACTAGCTTCTCAAAAAATGATGCAAGAAGTTCAGCATAAGAAAGAGTTAATGCAGTTGGAGTTCCAGATGAATATGCAACTAAAGGGCATGGAGGTTAATGGTAAAAAGACGGGAGAAAAAGAAAAAGAAGATCGTAAAGACGAAAGAACAAAAATTCAAGCAACTCAACAAAGTGAGTTAATTGATCAAAGAAATAGTGGTAAACCACCTAAAAACTTTGAGTCATCAGGTAATGATATACTAGGTGGCGGATTTGATTTAGGCGTGTTTGACCCTAGATAAGTTTATTAACTATTATTATATTATATTATGGAAGAAGAAAATGAAAAAGTAGTCGAAGAGATTACACAAGATCAAACTGTAGAAACAGTTGATGAAAGTAAATTTGAGTCTGCAGGTGACGATAGCGTTATGAAAGTAGACTTAAGTAAACCCCCAACACCAAAAGAAGATGAAGTTAAAGAAAGTAACGCTGACAACAGCAGAGTGGTTGCAAGCATTGAAGATGCCGACGCCCCACAAGAACAAGAAGAAGTACAGCCGGAAGCACAAGCACAAGAAACTCCAGTATTAGAAGAAATTACTGAAGAAGAAGTAGAAGAGGTTGAAGAAAAGGTTGAAGAAGCAATAGCAGAAGCCCAAGCTACCGGAAAACCATTACCAGAGAATATTCAAAAGTTAATGGACTTTATGGATGAAACTGGTGGAAACTTAAGTGACTATGTCAAGCTTAATCAAGATTATAGCAAGTTAGATGACAATAGCTTATTAAGAGAGTTTTACGCACAAACAAAACCTCATTTAGATAACGAAGAAATTAACTTCCTTATGGAAGATACATTCTCATTCGACGAAGATATAGACGACGATAGAGAAATAAAAAAGAAAAAAATAGCGCTTAAAGAGCAAGTTGCCAGCGCTAAAAGCCACTTAGACGGGCAAAAGTCTACATACTATGAAGAAATTAAAGCTGGATCGAAACTCACAACTGAGCAACAGAAAGCCGTTAACTTCTTTGATAGATATAACAAGGAGTCAGAAGTAACTCAAAAAGCAGCTAAACAAAATACAGATGTTTTTACTCAGAAGACCGAGCAGGTTTTCAATGACAAGTTCAAAGGTTTTGAATATAACGTCGGGGATAAAAAATATCGATTTAATGTTAATAATGCTAACGAGGTTAAGAATACCCAAAGTGATATAAATAATTTTACCAAAAAGTTTTTGGATGAAAATAACACATTATCAGATGCTAAGGGTTATCACAAATCTCTTTACACAGCTATGAACGCTGATGCTGTTGCAAAACACTTTTACGACCAAGGAAAAGCAGATGCTATGAAAAATAGTATTGCTAAAGCCAAGAACGTTGATATGAACCCAAGACAAAGTCATGGTAAGATTAAAACGGGTGGCACAACGTATAAGGTGTTAAGCGATAATTCTTCTGATTTTAAGTTTAAAATTAAAAACAATAAATTTAAAAATTAAAAAAACAAAATTATGGCAAACATAACAAACGGGCCAAATTTGAATAGTGTACCAAACTCACAACAAATGACACTATCTTCAAATTACCTAGATTTCACAAACGGTACAACCGGATGGGAACAACAATACTTACCAGATCTTATGGCTGCAGAAGCTGAGGTCTTTGGTAAAAGAACAATTTCAGGCTTTTTAGAACAAGTTGGTGCTGAAGAAGCAATGGCTTCTGACCAAGTGGTTTGGTCTGAACAAGGTAGATTACATTTATCTTACAAAGGAACCGTATCTATCGGGGATTCAGTTATTACAATTGTAAGTGATATTGATGGAAACATAGCAGGTCAAGGATTTGCTGTTGCTGATCACGGTGTAAGAGTTGGAGATACATTACTTATATCAGTAAAGGGTGGATCTTACAAAGGACACGTGATATCTCATAGTTCATCTTCAACATTCATTTGCTTGCCTTACGAATTTGCGCATGCAACTGATGCTCCAGGATTTGATTTGAATGATGCTGTTTGTTCTATCTTAGTTTATGGTTCTGATTTCAAAAAAGGAACTAATGGACAAGGAAGTTCAGACAATAATCACCTTTCAAACACTGTAACACCTACTTTTAAATCTCACGCTAACAAAGCAATTATCATGAAAGATACTTTCCAAGTTTCTGGATCTGATACTTCTGCTATTGGTTGGGTTGAGGTTACTGGTGAAGAAGGACAAAACGGTTACTTATGGTACATGAAAGCTGAAGGAGACACTAGAGCTCGTTTTACAGATTACTGTGAAATGTCTATGTTAGAGTCAGTTAAAGGTATAGCTGATAATTCAACACTTGATACTGCTGGTCCAATCTTTGGAGCTAACTTTGGAACTGAAGGTTTATTTGCTGCTATCGAAGATAGAGGTAATTTATCTGGTGGTGTAACTGGTATTAACGCTGCAACTGATTTAGCTGAATTTGATGCTATGTTAGCTGAATTTGATAAGCAAGGTGCTATTGAAGAAAACATGATGTTTTTAGATAGAAACACTTCCTTAGCGGTTGATGATATGCTAGCTTCAATGAATGGATTTGGAACTGGTGGAACTTCTTATGGGGTGTTTGACAATTCTGAAGATATGGCTTTAAACTTAGGTTTCTCTGGTTTCAGAAGAGGTTCTTATGACTTTTACAAGTCTGATTTCAGATACTTAAATGACAAAGCTACTCGTGGTGGAAGTATTGATATTGTTAGTAACATTAGAGGTGTAGTTATACCAGCTGGTGTATCTTCTGTGTACGATGAAATGATAGGTAAAAACCTTAAGAGACCATTCTTACATGTTAGATATAGAGCTTCACAAACTGAATCTCGTAGATTTAAGTCTTGGGTTACTGGTTCTGTAGGGGCTGTAACATCTGACCTAGATGCAATGACAGTCAACTATCTTACTGAAAGATGTTTAGTTGTACAAGGCGCTAACAACTTCATGTTGATGAACTAAGCGTTATTTATATTAAAGAGGTTGGGGGTAATTCCCCAACCCCTTTTATTTTTATTAATTTATATTATATTATATTATGGCTAAAAAAGCTAACACAAAGAAAGTTGAGGTAGAACCTCAAATCGAAACAATGGAAGAAGTAGTTACAGAATTTTTTGAAGAAACTGTAGTTGCAGAACCAAAAATTAAAAAACCGGTTATGGAAATTCCAAAACCAAAAAGTGATACTTGGGAGATCAAGGATAGAAACTACTACTTAGTTGGAAACAAGCAGCCCTTATCGAGGTCTATTAAGTCAGCTGGTATTTATTTCTTTGATGAGAAGAAAGGTTATGAGAGGGAGATTAAGTATACAAGCAACCAAAGAACACCATTTGTAGATGATTTTCCAGAGGGATCACAAGCTAGATTAGAACACATTGTGTTTAGAAATGGCGTGTTGAACGTTCCTAAAAACAAAGTTGTTTTACAGAAGCTATTATCCCTTTACCACCCACACTTAGATAAGCTGTACAAAGAGTCTAAGCCACAAGCCGCAGCAGCTAGTCAAGTTGAAATTATAGAATTAGAAATAGAAGCTTTAAACGCGGCTATAAATATGGATATAGATATGGCAGAGGCTATCATGCGTGTTGAAATGGGATCTAAAGTATCTACAATGAGTTCTAAGGAACTTAAAAGAGATTTACTATTATATGCTAAGAGAAACCCTCAGTTGTTCTTAGAGTTAGTTAATGATGAAAATGTTGTGCTTAGAAACTTTGGTATTAAAGCAACTGAAATGGGGATATTAAAACTATCTTCTGATCAAAGAACTTTTTCATGGGGATCTAACGATAGAAAACTAATGAACGTCCCGTTTGATGAACATCCTTACTCGGCTTTAGCCGCTTGGTTTAAAACTGACGAAGGCATGGAGATTTACTCCAATATTGAAAAAAGATTAAATTAATCTAACTGTAGATGCGGTTGCTCTACGGGGCAACCGTAAACTACTAAATTTAATGATATGAAAGAAAAATCAAAAGGATTAGGTGATACAATAGAAAAAATCACAAAAGCAACTGGAATAAAAAAAGTTGTAGATACAGTTAGCAAAGCTGTTAAAAAAGATTGCGGATGCGGGACAAGGAAAGATACGTTAAACAGATTGTTTCCATATAACAAATAAAAAATTAAAATGGTAAATATAGATACAGTATATCAAAGGGTCTTGGCTTTTGCTAATAAAGAGCAGAGAGGTTATATAACCCCTCAAGAATTTAACTTATTTGCCAACCAAGCACAGATGGAGATATACGAACAGTATCACTATGACGTAAATAATTTTGAAATGAGAGATGGCACTTATACTTTAAACAGTGATACAACAGCTCTTACTAGGCAAAAACTAGATGTTTTTATAGAGACGAAAGGCTCTAACGTAGTAAACGGTTATAGCGTGGTAGGGGGTGCTATAACACTTCCTAGTGAAGTATATAGATTATCCAGGGTTGAGGTCGCAGGCGTAGGAGCAGAGTACATGGATACTAATAGGTTTAAAGATGTGATTACCTCAGGACCACTAGCTAAACCTAGTGCTTCTCGACCAGCATATACTGAACACAACAATAGACTAAAAGTAAACAATGGGGTAACCGTTACTTCTGGCATTGGAATTCATTATTACCGCGTTCCAGATCCAGCTTCTTGGGGTTACTTTGTCATTAGTAGTAAAGCACTTTATGATAGTTCTCCCGCTAAAACAACGCATTTTGAATTACACCCAGCTGAAGAGTCTGAGTTAGTTTATAAAATATTAAAGTTTGCTGGTATTTCAATGTCAAAATTAGATGTTATGAGGGCTGGCCAAATACAAGAACAGTCACAACAACAACAAGAAAAACAATAAATAAATGGGATTACTAGACAGCCAATCACAACAAGGTTACTATCAGGGAAACGATTACGGTAACTACCAATTTACTTCCCTAACAGATATTATAAATCAGTTTATGGTGGTATATGTTGGTGAGGATAAAATGATAAAAAACGCTAGTAGAACAGATGTAGCTTTTCATGCTCAAAGAGCCTTGGCTGAACTATCGTTTGATACGTTAAAGTCGTGTAAAGCTCAAGAGATCACCGTGCCAGCGTCACTACAAATGATACTACCACAAGATTATGTTAATTATACTAAAATTAGCACAGTAGATTCCGCGGGTATAAAACACTTATTATATCCTACAAGTAAAACTTCAAACCCAACAAATCCTGTGCAAGATACCAGCGGTGATTATAAATTGTCAGCTACAGGTACTTTTACAATTAACACTGATACTATAGTTCTTGATAAAGAATATTCAAATATTAAATGTGGGATGGTAGTTAGATCTCCACACGTGCCATCCGGATTATCTACTATATATAGTTTTTCAAGTGATGGAACTAACACAACTATAGCTCTAGCAAGTTTTGCCCCAAATTCTTTTGCTCAACTTGCTAGTTTAACTGCTTTTTCATCTTTAGAAAATGGTATTTTTGACATTGAAATTGCTAACGCTGATGGTTCTTTAGTTCATTCTAGCAAATCTAGTTACACGGCTATAGGTTTAACCCCAGTTTCCGCTAATAATTTTATTACAGTTTCTTCTGCCGACGCTAGTAATATTGAAGTTGGTATGATTGTAGCCGCTAATTCAAATACTTTTATTCCTAATGCCACTGTAGTTGTAGCTATAAATGGAACAAAAATAACAATATCAAACACAACGCTAGCTCCAGCTCCTAACGTTTTTAACGTAAACTTTATATCTACTAGTTCTGATTCTGATACTTGGTCAAACTACAAATCTGTTACATCACCTGAAGATCAAAATGATAACTATTGGCCAATGGAGGGATCAAGATACGGTTTAGACCCACAAAACGCTCAGGCAAATGGATCTTTTTATATAGATTGTATTTCTGGAAAGATACACTTTAGCTCTAACATTGCTGGAAAAACTGTGATCTTAGATTACATAAGCGATAGTCTTGGTACGGATGGCGAGATGCAAGTTCATAAATTTGCTGAAGAGGCAATGTACAAGTGGATATCGCACGCTATTCTTTCTGGTAAGGCTAATATTCCAGAGTATCAAGTTAATAGACTTAAGAAAGAAAGGTTTGCAGCTATAAGAACCGCAAAATTAAGGTTATCAAATCTTAAACTAGAAGAACTTACTCAAATTTTAAGAGGTAAATCGAAACAAATAAAACACTAGTACATGCCAGAAATTAAGAATCAGTTTACCGGTGGTAAAATGAACAAGGATGTGGACGAGAGACTTGTTCCTAACGGAGAGTATAGAGACGCAATGAACATACAGGTTTCAACTTCAGAAGGATCGAGTGTTGGTACGGTTCAAAGCATATTAGGAAACTCTGCAGTTGTGAGCAGTTTAGGAATTTTAGCAAACTCTAAATGCGTAGGAAGCATCGCGGATGAAAAGAACGACGCTCTTTATTGGTTTGTTAGAGAGCCACCTGCTTCTTTCAACACAACAATCGCGCAATCAAGAGATATAATTTTTGAGTTAAAAGGCGGAAATGTAGAATACGTTTTTATTGATAAAAAACAGTCCAGCATATCGGTTGCTAGTTTACAAACGCCAGGCTCGGGAAATATAGTTATAAACTCACAATCAGGTTTTAACGCCATAAATGTTGGAGACACTTTCCAGCTGTGGCAACTCGGGGTAAATATAAGTGGTAACGAGTTTTACACAGTGTTAAGCAAGGATTACTCAGGTAATCTTCATATTAACATCGGCGACTACACTAATGCTAGCTGGGCAAATGCGCAAGCTGGGGGGCCTGGTGAACTTCAAATAGTTATATCTGGAGTAGATGGTGTTTTAAAGTTTCCAGAGAATGGATTAATCACTGGTATAAACATCATAGATGACATGTTGTTTTGGACAGACGGCTTTACTGAGCCTAAAAAAATAAATATTCCACGTAGTATGGCGGGGACGCCTAGTGGTAATTTACATACTAGGTTAGTTAATCCTGTTCAAAATATAAGCTGGAATGATGGTATTCTAATTCAAGAAGAGCATATAACGGTTATTCGTAAGGCACCAAAAAATGCTTTAACTACCAAAACAGAAGTTGATCCTATCTCAGCTTTTGGAACAACCCTCACCATCCACACTTTTCTTATAGATTCTAGTAATCCTTCACAAGGTAACCTCGCATCCAATAGCTCGTTTGAATTATTTGTATTGTTAGATCCACTCTCTCCTAATCCTTTGAGTGTTAATGATATTTTGCTTTTTAACCCAAGTAGTAGTAGTAGTTTACCATCAGACGAACATCAAGTTTCGGCGATATTGACGAATCAAACTAACGACGGTTCGACTGACTTAATGTTTGGCTCTGCTGTTATTGCGGCTGCTGGCACTTATGAAATTTGGGATGGAAGTATAATTGCTATAGGTCAAGTCTCATTCGCACCACAAGAATACAATTGGGCAGTTCAAATTGATGAAGACCAAAAATTTAAAAACAAGTTTCCTAGATTTTCTTATAGATATAAATACGAAGACGGCGAATATTCGTCTTTTGCTCCATTTACAAACATTGTTTTTGAACCTGAAAACTTTAAGTATGACGTTAAAGAAGCATTTAACCTTGGAATGGAAAATGCTGCTACTAAAATTACGCTCTCAAATTACAACTCAAACACACCTAGTGATGTTGTTAGTATAGATTTGCTATATAAAGAATCTAATTCTCCAGTTATTTACACTGTGGATACTATTGATTCTGTTAGTGGTTTGACCTTACCAACGCATAGTTATGAAGTAAAAACTAATCAAATAAAAGCTGTTTTACCGGAAAATCAATTACTTAGGGCTTGGGACGCCGTGCCAATAACCTCTCTAGCGCAGGAGGTTACAGGAAATAGAATTGTATATGGTAATTATTCACAAAATTATGATTTACAAGAAACTCCAAGACTAGTAGTTGACTTAGTAGACAGAGAAGATTGTGGCACTAACCATCCATATAAGTCGTTAAAATCAATTAGAAATTACTCTTTAGGCGTAAGTTATCTAGATAAATATGGAAGGCAAACTCCAGTTTTCACTAACAAGCAAGCTGATGTAGAGATACCTATAGATAAATCAAATAATGTCAACCAAGTATCTTCAAGGATTTTAGGTAGCACCCCTGATTGGGCAAAATACTACAAAGTATTTGTAAAAGAAACTTCTAGTGAATATTACAACCTAGCGATGGATAGGATTTATGATGCTAGAGATGGTAATATATGGTTAAGTTTCCCTTCTTCAGATAGAAATAAAGTTGACGAAGAAACGTTTTTAATATTAAAAAAAGGTGTTGAAGGAGCGCAACCGGTTGATGAAAAAAATAGATATAAAATAATAGCAATAGAAAATGAGGCGCCTGAATTCATAAAGACTAGACTACATCCATTAGGCAAGGTTCAGGAAAATAACTCCTTAGTCAATCCACCATTTAACCCTGCTTCAAATGCAGTAGTATTCACTGGGAATGGAAGTGGTTATCCTATAGCAACATATAATAAAGTGATTTTTGCTAAAGCTGAGTGGGAAAGTGTTGGATTGCCACTCGAGGATTTTAAGGATTTTTCAGTTAGATTTTCAATAGATATAGGTGCTGTAACGCAAAGTACGCAAATTTATGAGGTTATTAGTATTGAGACTGATACTGGTAATCCTTCTGATCCCTATACTATAGTGCTAAACAAACCTATAGAAGAAGATTTTTTAGCCGACACAACCAACCCAAACGTACCTAGTGGTGCTATTGGTATGGAAATATATAATAGGGAGACAACAAACAGTCCGCAATTTGATGGTAGATTTTTTGTTAAAGTTAAAAGAGATATAAATATAGATTACTATATTGTTGCTCAAGCCACCTCTCAGCTAGTGATTGCGTATCAAGGTACCACTCAAATTCCATTCTACTACATGTCAGACGGAAGCGATGGAGGGATAAATACAACAGATGACATTGCTAATATTGGCTCAGGTCCACTTAATACGTGGGAAGAATGGAATAATCTCTACGCTTCTACTGGTGGTAGTCCTTGGTTTATCGATGCGTGTTATTTTGATGGTCAATTTCCACCATCAGCTCACTCATACTTAAATAGCGAGGGTATTTGGAGTGGGATTGGTACTAGTTCGAACAGCGTACCTGCTTCTAGATCGCCTGGTAACAACAAGGGTATATGGACAGATAGTAGTGGGCAAACTTTTATAGATTTGACTTTTGGAAACGTAAGGTCTTCAGTTGGAAACGCAGGGCCATTTCAAACCTCATCTTATCAATTACACACCTCTGCTGACGTTGGAGATACTCAAAATGAGGAGGCTAATAAATGCTCCTCGTGGGAGTCTGTTTCTGGAACTTGTGGTACTTACCAAAAAGCAGCTTATTTTGAAGGCTTGTCAGACTATAATAGTACAAACAATCAACTAAAACATTGGAGGCTTGGCTCCACTAGTAACAACCCTGTTCATGCCGGCGAACAAGATAGAATTTCAAAATTGCATCAGGGTTCAAAATTTAAATTTGTAGGAGATCCAAACAATACTATATATGTGATTTCTGGACCAGTAGAAATATCATACCAATTATCGCATTACAACACGGGTAACATGGACGATGGTCATGGGTATCTTGGACTATCTAGCGGTGGGTGTTGTAGTTATAATGCAACGTGTAGTTCTGCTTATGAAACTTGGTGTTATGGAAGTAGTGGTAGTGAGCAATGGGCTGCTACCGAAAAATTATTTGATTTTATGGAACTTCTTGGTCATTCAAGAAATAGAAGAATACGCTATAGAATACCCATTAGTGATCTTGATGGGAATAACATTAGTCCAATTAGTTCAACTTCAACTTTTAATCCAATAGATACAGGTCAACCAGGTACTGCGGATGCTGTTAATTTAGGTAATATACAATTTGTTGAAGAGCAGTGGGTAAATTACGTTGACGAGCAAGTTGTGTTAGAAAACCCAGCGATATGGGAGACAGAACCAAAACAAGATATTGATTTAGATATATATTATGAGGTTGACGGTACTTTTCCCCTTGAAATAAATAATGAAACCAATTATACCTTTGCTCCTGTTGGATCAACAGTGAGTATTCAACAACCATCATCGGCAGTTCCCATGCTTCAACCAGGGACTACTACGGTTGTTGGTTGGAGTGGTAGTGTGGTACAGCTAAGTGCGTATGCGAATAATGTTGATCTTACTCAATCCATGGCAATTGTTTTTAGTAGACCAGATGGAAGTTGTGTTGAAGCAGAACTTGTGAATTTAGGATCACCTATAGTAGATGTTTCAGGTAACGACACTTCATTTTTCTTAAACATAAAACCAGATGTTTCCAACAAAACAGTTAAGCACTCTTGGTTTAATTGTTATTCTTTTAGAAACGGGGTTGAGTCTGATAGGATAAGAGATGATTATAATCAATTAAGGATTGATAAGGGTGCCAAAGCTTCGTCTACTTTAGACGAACCATATAAAAAAGAACAAAGAAAACATGGTTTAATTTATTCTGGTATATATAACTCCAATTCCGGTGTAAATAATCTTAATCAATTTATTGCAGCGGAGAAAATTACAAAAGATGTAAACCCTGCATATGGTAGTATTCAAAAGTTACACTCAAGATCTACGGCTGCAGGTGATTTAATAGCGCTTTGTGAGGATAGAATTTTAAAAATACTAGCAAATAAAGATGCTGTATACAATGCCGACGGGAACCCGCAGTTAACAGCAAACGAAAACGTATTAGGACAAGCAATTCCTTACTCTGGAGAATACGGGATATCTAAAAATCCAGAATCATTTGCATCGGAAGCCTATAGAGTTTACTTTACAGATAAGGTTAGAGGTACTGTTATGAGGTTATCTATGGATGGACTAACACCTATATCGAGTCATGGTATGAAAGATTGGTTTATAGATAATTTAAAATTATCAAACAAATTAATAGGTAGTTACGATGATAAAAAAGATGAGTATAATATTACTCTAGAGGGTGATGCAAGTGTTCTTGTTCGCGAGAAGCCAGGATATCCAATAACAGCTACATTTAGAGAAGATGTAAAAGGTTGGGTTAGTTTTAAATCATTTACACCTGAAAACGCTATTAGTTGTGCTAACCAGTACTACACTTTCAAAAACGGTAGTATATGGAAGCATCATGATAAAAACACTGATGCTAATGATTTTTACTTAATACCTAATGATTCTAGTCTTACGGTTATTATCAACGAAGTCCCTGGAAGCATAAAGTCTTTTACATCAATAAATTATGAGGGCAGTCAGTCAAGAGTAAAACAATTTATAACCGACGCTACCACTGGATTAACAGATGGAGAGTATTATAACTTAACGCCAAAAGACGGTTGGTATGTTGACTCTATTTTTACAGATAAAGAATCTGGAACTATTGATGAATTTATAGAAAAAGAAGGTAAGTGGTTTAACTACATAAAAGGAATAGATGTAAAGGTGGATGGTGGTACTGTGTCGATCAACCCTGATGGAAGTTCTAGCTTTGATCAAGCTAGTTTTGCAATTCAAGGGCTAGGTATACTAAACCAAACACCTATACAGACAAGTGTTTTGGGATGTACTGATACTTTAGCTGCTAACTATGATGCTGCTGCTACTATTGATGATGGATCATGCATACCTATATTGTTTGGTTGTATGGAGCCTACGGCATCAAATTATTATGTTATGGCGAATAATAGTGATGATTCATGTTTATGGATAGGGTGTTATGGAGACCCATGCGATGTTATAAATTCGTTTTTATTAAATCCAGATTATGCTCAAGCTTATAACTGGTCCGTGCAACACCCTACTGCCACTCCATTCCTAGATGATGGTAGTTGCATATATGCTGTATATGGTTGTACAGAGCCACTTGGCACTAATAATTACAATAGTTTAGCAAACGTAAACCAAGTTAGTTGTACTGATAACACTGATCCCTGTATATATGCAATGACGGGATGTATGTTAACTACTGCTGATAATTATGATGCTACAGCAAATGTTGATAATGGAACATGTAGTTGGTCAGGTTGTACAGAGCTTTTGGCAACAAATTACCTTGGTTTCCCTACAGAAGCAAGTAGTTATGTATCTACAAACAATGCCCTCTACGGAATACAAGATGATGGTTCTTGTTTAGGTGGTGGATGTATGGATTCATTAGCAAATAATTATGATGCTTTCGCTACATATGATCCTTTTGCTGGAAATGGTTCTTGTTTATATTGCGAACTCACAACAGCTAATCCACTTAATAATTATGACGGTATACCTGTGGTATCAACTGACATTGCTGATGAAACCTTAGTAGGCGCAAATAACGGCCAAATAGCAGTGGTTATAAACGCAAACGCTCCTTACTTACCATTTACATACGTGCTAACAGACTCTTTGGGTTCCAGTGCCTTTACACAAACGTCTGGAGTTTGGTTAAATGGACTTCCAAACGCTTTGTCAACAATGTTTTCTAATCTACCAACAGGGGCATATAGTCTCACGATATATGGTAGTGGTGCTGGTAGTGTTTGCTCTGAGACATTAGCGCCGATAGTGGTTGGTACAACTGTTGCTCCAATATACTACGGTTGTACCGATTCAACTGCTTGTAATTACCTTTACCCAGCAGATGCAACTCACGTAGATGATAATTCATGTGAATTTAGTACATGCGCGGGTTGTGCAGATCCGCTAGCGAATTATCCAAACTCTTCTTGGGGTAGTGGCGCAGGTACTAGTTACCAAAGTCAAAGCGGTAATCCATTTACAGACACAGCACAATGTATTACTCCTGGAAGCTCAGCTTTTGGGCCTTGTACTATACCTTGTGGGGACGGTAACGACGCCACTTCTTATTCTAATTATTGTTGTGGTTACACTATACCTGGCTGTACAGATCCTACAGCTTGTAACTACACAGCCGCGCCAAATGGTCAAACTATAGTTGATGGAAGTGTAACTTGTAATTATAACGGCTGTACGGATTCAACTGCTAATAATTTTTCAGCTTGTGCAACGATTGATGATGGATCTTGTACTTATACAGTTATATCTGGTTGTACTAATCCTTTAGCATGTAACACTACTGCGGGCGCGACCGTTGATGATGGTTCTTGTATACTTGGTTTTGATGGGGTTACAATAGGTGATCCTGATTTTGCCGCTGATCACAATTTAGCTTTACCATTCTATTTCTTTGATAACGGCACCCCGTTTCCTCAATTAGGAGATACTATTCAAAACATGGTTATAGGTGGGTATCCACAAAACAGTGCAAACGACGTTGATGTGGCATTAAGTATAAAATCTTTAGACCCTACAATGGCTCAATATGGCCCGGGCGATAGCGTTAAGTTTCAACTTAGAGAAGCCTCTAGCGGAGCTCCTCCAACTAACTTTAGTAGTGTAGTTGACGGGCCTAACACTATAAGTAATACAGGTGGTGTTGTTTGGAACCACCAAGCAGGTGGAGCTGTGTATGGAGATCGAACTAATAATCCTACACTTTACGTTGATCCTTATCCTTGGGGTCCATCGGCTAATTCTTCTTCTAATTATACGTTTGATTACAAGCATACAGTGCAGAGTGGATTTACTTATATAAAAAAATATGTTGTTGAAGTATGGTCTGAAATTGGCGGTGTAGAATACGGTAGGCGTACTGCATATGGGACTTCTGGTCCTAATGATAGTTGTGGTGTTTACAAAGAGTTCTTTTTCCATGGTTACGACGAGTGTAGCAGTCCTTACGCTAATAGTGGTTGTACAAATCCATCAGCATGTAATTATGACTATGCAGCTACTTGTGATGATGGAAGTTGTATTATTTGCACGGTACCATGTTATGATTGTATTTGTGCGACTCCACAAAACGGTGGTGGTTGTACAATGCAACTAACAGTTGGTGGTTGTTGCGCTGGACCAGGAACTTGTCAATATCCTAATGATCCAGTCGGAGGTTATAGCGATCCTAATTCCCCTTGTTTTGGTGCTAATGCAATCATATAAAAAAAATAAAACATGCCAATAACAAACATATCTTTAAGTTTTTCAAATATAAACATATCCACACAGGTAGGAGATGTAGTTTACTACACTTCACCCTCTAACGGGGGTCCGACTGGTGGTTTTAACACGTCTGAATTAGTTGACACCGCTTATTTGGGTGTTATAATAGCTATTAACGGTAACAGTATTATAGTTGAGTACAATAATGATCCACCGCACCTTGGAGCACCTCCAATAGGATCTTTTATATCTTTTGCTAAAGACAAAAGTATTAACACTTCTAGTCTTTTAGGTTATTATGCTAGCATTAAATTCGTAAATAACTCAAAGAAAGCAAACGTAGAATTGTTTAGTGTCGGTGCTGAAATATCACAAAGTAGTAAATAAAAACTAAAAATAAAACATGTCATATCATAATATACCTAATAACGTGAGGCAAAGCAGAATAAATGCTCCAGGTAAAACTGCCCCTCCTGGATATCATTATATGCCAGATGGTTCGCTCATGTCTAATAGTGCGATGGCTGAGTTAGACGGTGGTAACTCAAGACCTCTTATAAGAGACGCTCAAAATAACATACCGCAGAGCCCAACCGCTTCTACCTTAGGAAAATACCACTTGTGGGGAAGAGCTAGTTGCTCCATGGAATACGCATATCAACGGTATATAAACAATCCATCAAGTAGTATGACTGCTGGGTCTTGGAACGAACTAGTATTTACGGGTTCTAGTGGAATAACACACAATATTCACGGTAAGTATGTTTTGATTAACAAGAATTTACCAAACTCTATACCAGACGCTGGTTTAGTATCATCCATGAGTCCAGGTTTAACTTATCAACCCTGGATAAACCCAGCTAACAGTGAGGAATTTTATCAATGGGCGGGAAGCCCAAATCCGGGTGATATAGTTGCTTGGAAGGCAACCCCTGGTATGGGCATGGCTATTGGCGATACTTCGATTGATTACGAATTAGTAGAGGCACCTGTTGTGATGGTTTACTTAGGTAAAAGTACAAGCGGTATACCCAACAGCATTATTCCAGGGGCGGGTTTATTTTTCAATTACTCTCCTTACGATCTTAAATACCCGGTAACTACCCATGCATTTGGTTCGTGTGAACAGGCTATCACTGCTTGGGAAAATAGTGTGTTTGTGGAGACTCAAGAAATCGGTGTGCTTGTAGAGACTCAAGGCGCAGGTGTTTCTTTAGCTCGTTTAGTAGCCCCAGACGATACTGTGACTACAAAGGTAATAACAAAACTTGACTTAGATTTATCAGATTTACCAGCCACTAGCGAGCGTAGGCGTTTTGATATATTTGGGGATAAAGGAGCAGAGTTTAAATTAGAAATTAAAGATAATACCACTGGATATCACTACAACTTCGTGACAAATGCTTTTCAAGCTGCTCCATCTAGTTTAGAAGAGCAAATCTCTGGTAACTCATACAGAGGAAATATTATATTTCCAGCGGTAACAGGTGGTGATGATCAGTATGATATCTTTCTTTACGCAAAACCAGGTACAGAACACGTTAATTATAGAGAATTTAGGTTTGGAGATGGTTCGTTAGATGTTAATAGGTCTATAGGTTCTGACTCTTTAATGATGACAAAAGTTATATATCAATACTCGGCTCTAACATTAACTCTAGCGGGTTATTCCATTGGTACGACGGTTGCTGGCACACTTGGCACCGACACTATATCTATAAATAGAGGAAAACCTAATACCAAAACGGCTTTTAGTTTTACAACTACCGCTGTGGCAACGGCTGCTTATAGGGTTTTAAAACAACCAACATCATATGATGTTCTAGCTTTTGTTGAGCCAGTTGTTGGTTCCGCTCCAATTGATTTACCAGGAGAAAACATATATCCAGCGATTAGTAATACAGATACGACTGCGGCAGCTAGGGACACATCGGCTTTGGCTATAACCATGGATTCTGCCGTCGCTTCTAAAATGAAGATAGGAGATAGAGTAACTGGAAATGCTGCTTTGGATGCTGGTACTTTCACAGTTGCTTCATTAGACTCTACAAATGTTTTTTCAATTTCAACAGCTGTTGCTATTGCAGATGGTATAACCTTAAGTTTTAGTAACAGAATGAATTTTAGCTGGCCTATCAACAAATTTGTTGATGTAATTAAAGAGGGGATGGTTCTCTTAGCTGACACGAATGTCACGGCGGATACATCTATAAGTATTTATGAAGATATTGCAACTTTGTTTGGGGGAACCAAAAAGGAGAAAAAAATAATTAAAAACTTAAGACCAGCGCTGAGTACCTTGGCTAAAAAACCAACCGTAGTAAAAGGATTGGTTACCGTTCAACAAGGACAAATCGTATTTAACAAGCAACAAGTTTTTGCTTTAGCTGGAGATACTTTAAAAATAGGTGGTTACGGTGAGAGTGAAATACTAAGAATATATGGTTGGGATGTTAAGCTTACAGATCTTGCTATCGCTTTAACCGCCCCGACGACTACGACTAGAGAGGCTACTAGCGCTAACGCGTTAATAGACGTTAACAGTAGAGAAGGTGTTATTAATAACGTTTCTAGAGTTGGTGGGATAGGTATTGATCCAAAACGACAAAATCCACTTATAACAGCTGGGGGTGGAGCTACTAGCAACGGTGATTGGACAATGGATGCTGTTCAAACTTTAGAGAATGGTGCTACTTTAACTATAGAAAACACAAGTAGAATTGCAACTATAACTGGTAACATACAGATAGTAAAAGCAGGCACTGCAAGTCAAACTTTAAGATTTGATATAAACAAACTGCTTTCTACAACCGCTCCATAGTAAAATAACGAGCAAAACTGTGACTATTATAGATATAAATTAAATTAAATTATGTCTAAAAATGAATTACAAACTCTGTTTGATAATACACCTGCAAAATCATACAAAGATAAAATAACTCAAATAGAAGAGTATCTTACCAGTGTGGCAGATGGTGTGAATGTAGTTGTTGGAGATGGGAATGAATTGATATACCCAGATATGTGGGAGTACAAAC